TCGTCGCTACCTTGTAATCTGTCTACCAATTCCATTTAACGGAACTGAACAAATGGTATTTAACCTGGAAGGTAACGCTCAAATCGTAGGTGAAGGTAAAAAGAAAGAAGCTGGAGAAGCAAAACTCGAATCTGTAATCATCAAGCCTTTGAAATTCGTTTACCAAGCTCGTATTACAGACGAATTCTTACGTGCTTCTGAAGAAAAACAAGTTGATTTCTTATCAGCATTCACTGACGGGTTTGCTAAGAAAATTGCTCAAGCATTCGATATTGCAGCAATTCACGGATTAGAACCTAAAACAATGACAGACGCAACTTTCCGCGACACAAACTCATTCGATGGATTAATTAAGAGCAACATCGTCAACTATGCTGCAGATACTTTCGACGATAACATCGACGCTGCAGTTCAAACAGTAGTAGCTAACGGAAGTGATGTTACAGGTATTGCTTTATCTCCAACAGGTGGACAAGCATTAGCTAAAATTAAAGTTAATGGTGTTGCTCAATACCCTGAATTCCGTTTTGGTCAAAATCCTAAATCATTCTATGGAATGGCTTCTGACATGAGCAAAAACTTAACAGTGACTGGTGGAACTGCTGAGACAGACCACGCAATCGTTGGTGACTTCGAAAATCGTTTCAAATGGGGTTACGCTGACAATGTTCCTATGGAAATTATCCAATATGGTGATCCAGACGGTGCAGGTCGTGACTTGAAAGCACACAACGAAATCTGCTTACGTGCAGAAGCGTATATCGGATGGGGAATCCTAGACGAAAAAGCATTTGCTCGTGTTAAAGCGTAGGTTGTGCTTATGAAGTATAGAAATGTGGATACTGGTGTAATTATTGAGTCAGATAGCGTGCTGTCTGGCTCATGGGAACCAGTGGAAGAAAAGAAAACTAAAGCTAAACCGAAGAAAGAAGCAAAGGATGATGAATAATGGACTCATTTGCGACTTTAGACGATTTACAGCGACTCTGGAAGAGACTGCAGCCGTCTGAGATTGATAGAGCGAATGCACTTCTTGCCACTGTATCTGACATGCTGAGGGAAGAGGCTCGTCGCTATGGGAAAGACTTAGACAATATGGTTGTAGAACGTTCTAGTTATGAGAACGTGGTTAAATCTGTTGTAGTTGATATTGTAGCTCGTACATTAATGACTTCTACAGAACAAGAGCCGATGACTCAATTTAGTCAAAGCGCTCTAGGATACTCAGTTAGTGGCTCGTATCTCGTGCCTGGTGGTGGTATCTTCATCAAGAATGCAGAATTGAAACGATTAGGATTCACTAAGCAACGGATTGGAGTGATAGAATTCTATGATTAAAGGAATTACTGTCACTTTAGTAGATCGTGTTAAAACTGGTGAAGACGAGATGGGTGCTGCAACATACGATGATGTAGAAATCCAAGTAGAGAATGTCCTAGTATCTCCTACTGAGGCTACGGATGTTATTAACCAGGTTCAATTGTATGGAAAAAAAGCAGTGTACACTCTCGGTATTCCTAAAGGTGATACAAACAACTGGGAAGATAGGGAAGTTAAATTCTTTGGAAAAACGTTCCGAACATTCGGACCAGTTGTTGAAGGAATTGAATCCATGGTACCAACTTCGTGGCATAAGAAAGTGACGGTGGAAAGATATGAGTAGCTCATTTAAATTCAAGTTAAACACAAAAGGTGTTGGTGAATTTTTAAAATCTGAGTCTGTTCAGAAGATGATTAGCGAACGAGCTAACGAGATTGCTAGTCGAGCAGGAACTGGATATGAGGCAGATACTCAAATCGGTCAGAAACGTGCTACAGGACGAGTTAAAGCTGCTACAGCTAAAGCTAAAAAGGATAATAAGAAACACAATACATTATTGAAGGCGGTGAGAGGTTGATAGAGATTGAAATTAGAAAATTCATGATGAGCAAGTTAGAATGTCCAGTTGTATTCGAACTTGCACCTAAGATGCCAGATAAATTTGTATTAATTCAAAAAACAGGAAGCTCTAAGCGAAATAAATTATTAGCCTCTACATTTGCTTTCCAATCCTATGGAAAGTCGATGTACGAGGCTTCTTTGTTGAACGAAAATGTAAAAGAAGTAGTTGAACAGTTAGTCGAATTAAACGACGTATCTGATGTTAGTTTAAACAGTGATTACAACTATACAGATACAGAATCAAAAAAATACAGATATCAATCAGTTTTTGATATCAGACATTATTAGAAATGAGGGAAAAATATGGCAGATAAAAACAACGCGAGTAACGTAACCGCAGCTAAGCCTAAGATTGGTGGAGCTATTTACATGGCACCAAAAGGTACAGATTTACCTACCGACGCAGAAACAGCGTTAGATACTGCATTCCAAAACTTAGGTTTCGTATCTGAAGACGGTTTAGAAAATGCTAACAGTGCATCGTCTGAGAACACTAAGGAATGGGGCGGTTCAATCGTAAATACAACGTTGAAAGAAAAAGAGGACAAATTTAAGTTCACTTTGATTGAAGCATTAAACTTACACGTATTGAAATTAATTTACGGTGAAAAGAACGTAACTGGAACTTTAGAAACAGGAATCACTGTTAAAGCTAAAGCTGAAGATTACGAAGAAAAATCATTTGTAGTGGACATGGTTCTAAAATCAGGAATTATTAAACGCATGGTACTTCCACTTGCTAAAGTATCAGAAGTAGGGGACGTTAAGTATGCTAGTGGAGAAAACATCGGTTATGAAACTACTTTATCAGCGTTCCCAGATGGCGACGGAGCCACTCATTACGAATACATTAAGAAAGTAGGTTAATTATGATTAAAGGGAAAACATCTTCCGGATTTAAATTCCAAATCAATGAAAGCACAATTAACGATGACTATGAGCTATTGGAACTACTTGTAGAATTAGAAGAAAATCCTCTTCTAATTTCTAAGGTCGTTCGAAAAGTTCTAGGCCCTGATGCAGCGGCTGCATTAAAAGATCATGTACGAGATGAAAATGGATGTGTACCCATTCAGAAAATGAATGACGAAATTACTGAGATTTTCACACAGGCTAAAGCCTTAAAAAAATAATGGCCCTTGCAAGAATGATTGTGACTGATGAAGATGCTTTAATTTGCGATTTAGCAGAAACTTATCATATCTATGACTATCGTCGGCTACCGGTTCTCTCGGTGGCCGTTTTTTCTTTAGGTTTAAGACAAAACTCAAGAATTAAGATGATCATGTCTGGAAATAGAATCACATTAGAAGAGTCGTTACTAGCTTGTGCTGTTGATAGATTAAGCATACTAGCATGGCAGAAGACGAAAGACGGTTCAAAAGGTACTAATGTACCTCAATCGATTCTAGAAAAATTACTAGGTATAGATGAGCGCAAATCAGAGTCAGATACTCAGACATTTAGTTCGGGCGAGGAGTTCTTAAGAGAAAGAAATAGATTATTAGGGAAGGAGGAAACTTAATGGCAACAGAATTAGGTACTGCTTATGTTCAGATAATCCCATCGGCTGACGGAATCAAAGGAATGATTGAGAAGGCTATGGGAACAGAAGTAGTCGGAGCCGGAGACAAAGCTGGTCAAGGTTTTATGAAGAGCTTTGCTGGAACAGTTACTAAGATGATTGCTGCAATTGGTATTGGTAAAGTTCTTAAGGACACCTTATCTTCTTCGTTAAACGAAGGTGCAGCACTCCAGCAATCACTCGGTGGTATTGAAACGCTATTCAAAGGCAGTGCCGATATCGTTAAAGGATACGCTAAAGAAGCGTATAAAACATCAGGGTTGTCTGCTAACGCGTATATGGAATCTGTAACAGGATTTAGCGCAAGTCTTTTGCAGTCACTCGGTGGAGACACTGGAAAAGCTGCAGAGATAGCAAACATGGCAATGATTGATATGTCAGATAATGCTAACAAGATGGGTACATCAATGGAGAGCATCCAAACTGCATATCAAGGATTTGCTAAGCAGAACTACACCATGTTGGACAATTTAAAGCTCGGATATGGTGGTACTAAAGAAGAAATGCAACGTCTTCTTACTGACGCTCAGAAACTCACTGGAGTTAAATACGATATCAATAACTTATCTGATGTCTATCAAGCAATCCACGCGATTCAAGAAAACTTAGACATTACCGGAACAACAGCAAAAGAAGCATCTTCTACATTCACCGGTTCATTTGCATCCATGAAGGCTGCAGCGCAAAACGTGCTTGGGAATATGGCCCTGGGTGAGGATTTATCACCATCGTTAGAAGCCTTAAAAGAAACCGTTCATACGTTTGTATTTGGAAACTTCATTCCAATGTTAAAAAATGTGGTTAAAGCCATTCCAGAAGTGCTAGGATTCGCCATCAAAGAAGGATTAACAGCTATCTTCGGTGAATCTACTACACAAACGATTATCAATAACCTATCTACAGCGTTCCAAAACATTAAGAGTGCAGTAGGCGGTATTGGTGACTTGTTTGGAGGCTTTATAGACAAATTAAAAGGCATTCTTGGAATAAGTGGAGATGTAGGAGAGTTAGGAACAGCATTCGAAGGCATTACTGGTGCAATTAGCACAGTAACTGACTGGATTAAGCAGTTTGTAGACTGGATTAACCAAACACCAGCCGCAGTTGATTCTGTAACGGCAGTGTTAGCAGGATTGACAGCAGGCTTTGTCGCTTTAAAAGTTGTAAATACTGTTAAGAGTGCAATTGATGGATTCAAAACTGGTTTAACGGCTGCTAAAGGTGGAATGGTTGCATTTAACGCGATTGTTTCCGCTAATCCATTTACTGCATTAATTGTAGGGGTTACTGCTGTAGTAGCTGCATTAACATGGTTCTTTACTCAAACAGAAACAGGAAAGGCTATTTGGCAAGGATTTACAGAATTCCTGTCTAGTGCATGGACTTCTATTTCAAGTTTCTTGATTGATACTTGGAATAACATTGCCCAAACAGCAACTGCTATTTGGGAAGGTATTGTAAGTGTAGCAACAGCCATTTGGAGTGCAATCACTGGCGCAATTATGGCAGTGGTTCAACCGTTTATCGACGCATTCATGGGCCTATGGAACGGAATGAGTTCAGGAATCTCTCAAATATTTGATGGATATGTTACATACTTAACTGGAGTATGGGAAGTTATCAAATCAGTATTCCTTGGAGCAATCTTAATTATCATTGATTTAGTAACACTTAATTTCGGTCAATTAGGAACGGATTTAGGCGCTATTTGGGATGGAATCTCAAACGGTATATCAATGATGTGGGAAGGCATTAAATCCGTATTCTCTGGAGCTATAGACGCTATCGTTGGAGGTGTTCAAGCCACATTTAATGGAATGGCTGAATTCTTAAGCGGTTTATGGGACGCTATTTCTGGTGCAGCTATTGCAGGTTGGAACGGATTAGTATCTGGTGTGCAAGGGATTATCGATGGATTAGTATCTGGAGCGCAAGCCGCTTGGGACGCTATGTCGAATGCTGTTTCCTCTTTAGTTTCTGGAATTACTGGATTCTTTGATAAATTATGGAACATCGACTTAGCAGGAGCTGGACGAGCTATTATGGACGGTTTCCTTGGTGGTTTGAAAGCTGCATGGAGCGCGGTTACAGATTTTATTGGCGGTGTTGCTAACTGGATTCGAGAACATAAAGGTCCAATCGAGTACGATAGAAAGTTATTAATTCCTGCAGGTAATGCTATCATGGAAGGGTTAGATCAAGGATTACAAGAGCAATTTAAGGATGTCAAACGAACGGTCGGAGGAATGGGTGATGAAATTTCAGATGTATTTTCAGAAGGCAACCTTGATTTGAATTCCTCTGTATCCCTTACTAAAACCTTTGAGGCACAATTGGCTATGCCGTCAACCCAATTTGAGGCCCATGAGAGTAAAACCGTGTCTGAGATAGCGAATCTGAGAGCGAGTATGGAGAGAATCCTTACTGCTATCCTTGAAAAGCCGTCAGATACTTATCTGGACGCTGATAAAATTTCAATGAGCGTCTACCAGCGCCAAGGTGCAATTTATGCTAGGGAGGGAATTTAATGGAATACATGATTATCAATGGTTTCAACACTTCAACCATTCCTAACTGTGTGGTGACTGATTTTGGCGAGGTGGAGGCTGCTAAACCTAAAGTCTCGGC